GTCGTGCCTTCGACCGCACAACCCAAGGACCCTTTGACGCCGTGATGACCGACTTCATCAGCTTCGTCTTCCATCTCTTCTTCGGCTGGGGCGACGACCTGTGACCTTGGACGCGAGCGCCGCCGCGGTCCATCATCGTCTCAACTCCGACCTGTTCTTCTTCGCCGAACACGCGCCGCTGCTCATCAAGGGCAAGACGCCCGGCATCGCCGACGGCGAGGACGCTGGGTCTTCCCTTGTCAAGTGGGTGCCGAACATCCCGCAGAAATGGATGCAGTACAAGGCCGAGGAGCAGAAACGAAAGACCGGCGGCTGGGTGCGCATCATCCTCGGCAAAGGCCGTCAGCAAGGCGGCTCCACCTGGGCGAACGGCCGCAACTATCACGCGACGCGATCCACGCCCGGCACGTCGGCCTCGATCATCGCGCACGAGCTGAAAGCGACGGCCAACCTCTTCGCCATGGTCGAGCGGTTTCACGACAACGTGCATCCAAGCCTTCGTCCGCGCGTCGGCCGCGACAACGCCAACGTCTTCACCTTTCCCGATCTGCACTCCGACTTCCGCGCGCTGACCGCCGGCAACGAGGACGCCGGCCGCAGCTCGACCGCGCAGCGCGTCCACGGCTCCGAGGTCGCGTACTGGAAGAACGACTACGCGATGCAGGACTCCGCGCTCGAGACGGTCGCGCTGCTGCCGGGCACCGAGATCATTCTCGAGAGCACGGGCAACGGGCCCAAGGGCATGTTCTACGACAAGGCCATGCTCGCGCTCCGGCAGCAGGGCGACTACATCTTCGTCTTCGTGCCGTGGTACTGGCAGCCGGAATACGAACGGCCGATCCCCATGGACTTCGAGTTGGACGAGGAAGAGCGCGAGTACGCGCGCATCCACTTCCCGCCGGGCCGCTGCTTCCCCTTCGAGACGACGCCGCCCGACCCGATGCGCGTCCTGCGCAAGATGGCCTGGCGCCGCGCGAAGATCACGGAGTTCGCGGCCTACAACGGCGGCATGAACAAGCCCGTCGGGTTGGCCAAGTTCCAGCGCATCTATCCGTCCTTCCCGATGGAGATGTTCCAGGCCACGGCGCTGGGCTTGATCCGCCCGGACGCCATCGCCTCCGCGCGCAAGAACTTCACACTGACCGACGAGATCGCACCGCTCGTGATGGGCGTCGACCCGGCCGGCGACTCGGACGCCTCCGACCGCACGGTGATCGCGCTGCGCCGCGGCCGCGTCCTCGAAGACGTCATCACCTTCGAGCGCATGAAGCCGATGCGCTTGGCCGGAATCATCGACCAGCTCATCAAGCAGCGCGACGTGCAGATGTGCTTCGTCGACAACGGCTACGGCAACGGCACCGTCGACCGCTTGCACGAGATGGGACACTCGCGCCGGGTGCAAGGCATTTGGTTTGCCGAAGGCTCGCTCTATCCCGAGAAGTACCTCAACAAGCGCAGCGAAATCATCATCGAGACGGCGAAGTGGCTGAACGAGGGCGGCGTTCGCATCCCCGATTCCGACGACATCCACGCCGACTTGGCCGCGATGCCCGTTGACGAAGAAACGTCAAACGGTGTACACTTCGTCAAGACAAAGCGCGAGATCAAAAAGTTGCTTGGGCGATCTCCCGACATCTACGACGCCATCGCTCTGACGTTCGCGTACCCGGTGCGGCGAGATGAAGGGTTGCAGCTTTGGCGCAAGGCCGGATCGGATGGGCGCGTCGTCAAGAAGGCGAGCCCGCTGCGGTCGCGGTCGAGACTTTCGAGAGGGAGGAGCTGAGTGGTCAAGATTCGCAAGGCCGTGGCCGCCGACGTCGATTGGCTGCTCGAGCAGCTCAAGGACTTCGAGCGCGAAGCCGCCTACAAGCTCCCCATCGTCCCCAAGTCCTTGGACTACGCGCGCACCTTCCTGCTCCACATGATCTCGTCGCACGTCGTCCTCATCGCCGAAAGCAACATCGCGCGCCTCGGCTTCATCGCCGGCCTCCAGGCGCCGCATCCGTTCAACCCCGACATCTTCGTTTTGTCTGAGCAGTTTTGGTGGGTCGCTCCGCCGTTTCGTAATACCACGACGGCCGGGGCCCGCTTGCTGGCGGCCTTCGAGAACACCGGCCGCAAGATCGCCAACATGACCGTCATCACGCTCGAGCACAACTCGCCGGTCAAGGCCGAGAGCCTGACGCGCCGCGGGTTTCGCTATGTCGAGCAAGCCTTCGTGCTGGAGGTCGCCTGATGCCTGTCGCCACTTCGACGGCCATTCTGATCGGGACGGCGGTCGCCGCCGGCACGTCTTCGTATTTCGCCAAGGAGAACCTCGACGCCGCGCGTGATGCGCGCCGAGCACAGCAGAACCTCGAAGATCGGCGGCGCAAAGAGCTGTCCGATGAGGCCGCCGCGCGCGCTGCGGCCGAAGCTCGCGCCGCGACGACCGGCCAGCGGGCGGGCCGCAGCGCGGTCGTGACGGGCTCGCCGGGCTTCGGCACGGGCAGCGGGGCCGCCGGGCTCACCTCGGGGAGTCTCTTTGGAAATTAAACGGGGCGAAAGCCCCCGCGGGGCGCGATGGAACCTTCCTCCCAAAGCGTTCCCGCGTCAATTTAAGGGGGCACACAGCTAATGGCCTACGATCTCGACAGGTGCTTGCAGCGGTACAAGGACCTCCAGCAAGAGAAGCGGCCGTTCCTCCAGCTCTATCAGGACCTCGCGGAGATTTTCCTCACCCGCAAGGCCAACTTCACCGTCGACTCCTCGCTGGCTGACTTCACGCCGCAGGAAGACGTCTTCGACAACACCGGCCAGTTCGCGGCCTACCTCATGGCGTCGACGTTCCTGTCGATGCTCTGGCCCGACGCTTCGCGCACCTTCCGCCTCAAGCCGTCGCGCCGCATCAAGGACGCGGCCGGCGTCGACAAGTTCTTCCGCTTCCTCAACGACGAGATGTGGGCGGCCATGGACCGGCCGCGCGCCGGCCTCTCGCTCGCGCTGATGGAGCACTTCCTCGATCAAGGCGTCTTCGGCACGTCGGGCGTCGGCGCCTTCGAGGGCCCCGAGGACGATCCGTCGTTGCCCGTGGTCTTCGAGTCGTGGGACGTCAAGGCCATGTGCATCTCGCAGAACGCGCAGGGCTACGTCGACACGATCTTCGCGGAGTTCCCGCGCACCGCGCGCCAGGTCGTCGAGGAGTTTAGCCGCGAAGGCGACGTCGTCGCCAACGCCGTGCGCGAAGCCGTCGCCCGCGGCGACAAGGAAGCCAAGGTCAAGGTTCTGCGTGTCATCGAGCCCAAGACTCCCGAGCCGGGTAAGGAAGGCCAGGCGGGCATGTCCGTGCGCGTCCTGCACATCGACCTCGACAACAAGGTCATCATGCGCGAGGGCGCCTTCGACGAGATGCCCGTCTTCGTCGCCCGCATGTTCAAGCGGATCGACGAAACCTACGGCCGGTCCGCGGCCATGACGGCGATGCCGGACGCCTACTCGCTCAACGCGATCACGGAGTCCATGCTCGTCGCGGCCGAGAAGCAGCTCGATCCGCCCCTCGGGGTCTTGGACGATGGGCGCCTCGGCGGCGGGTCCATCGACACGTCGGCCGGCGCGCTCAACGTGTTCAACGCGGCCGGCCGCATCGGCAACGCGGCGAATAATCCCATCTTCCCGCTTTACACCGTCGGCGAGATGCGCAGCACCGAGAAGATGATCGAGAAGCTCATCGAGAAGATCATGGCCGCGTTCTTCCTCGACCGCCTGCTCGACCTCAACAACACCACGCAGATGACGGCGTTCGAGGCGAGCGTTCGCAACCGCATGCGTGGCGAAGCCCTCTCGTCGATCTTCGCGCGGCAGGAGATGGAAGTCCTGACGCCGCTGATCGAGCGGTCCTTCAACATCATGTGGCGCCGCGGCCACTTCGGCATCGCCGGCACGGGCATCGGCGCCAAGCTGCGCCGGCTGTGGGCGAAGATCACCGGGGCCGCCGACGTCGAGATTCCTGAGATCGTCACCAAGGCCGTCGAAGCCGGCCTCGACGTCTACGAGATCGAATACATCTCGCCGGCCAAGCGGTTCCAGCAGGCCGAGAAGCTCCAGGGCATGTTCACCGTCGTCGATGGCGCGTCGGCCATGGCGCCCTTCTTGCCGACGATCATGGACAACTTCAACCCGGACACGTGGATTCGGGACCTCGCCCATTACGCCGGCTCGCCGCTCGACGGCATGCGGACGATGGACGAGTTGAAGGCGTACCGCGCGGCCGTGGCGGCCAAGCAGGAGCAGGCCGAGCAGCTCATGGCCGGCAAAGAGATGTCCGAGATCGCGCGCAACGCTGCGCAGGCCCGCGCGACGTTGGGCACGGCCGGCGGCGGAGGGAGGAAGGAATGACGGAGAGGAAGAAAAAGGCGCTCGAGCTTTCGCAGGCCGAGCAGCAGGCGCTTCACATCAGCGTCGATAAGTTGCTGACGCTCGAGGAAGGCAGGCGGTTCTTCGCTTGGCTCCACAACGTCTGCGGATGGCAGCAGGCCGACGTGCCCCTGGACGCGCTCGGGCGCGTCGAGGAAGGGACTTTGCTGTACAACGCCACGCGGCGGAGCATCTACGCGAAGGCTCGCAATCTCGCGTCGCCCAAGCTCCTGGCCCCGGTGGAGGAGGACGCGGACGCCAAGGCGCGCGCTGCGTTCATCGAGGAAGGCGCCGACCAAGGAGAAAAAACGTAATGCCCGACCCCACGCCGACGACGATGCAATGGAAGGACCTCATCACCGAGGCCGGTCTCAGCGACCGCGCCTACCTCAAGGAGTTCGCGGATAAGCCCATCGACAAGGAGACGGGCGTCGCGTTCCTCAAGAAACTCGACGGCGCCGAGACGCTCATCGGCCGCAAGATCGGGATTCCCGCCGACGACGCCAAGGCCGAGGAGATCGAGAAGTTCTACGGGACGCTGCGCCCGGCCAAGGTCGAGGACTACGAGATCAAGACCGGCGATCATCCCGACGAGGACTTCCTCAAGACGTTCCGCACGGCGTCCCACGCCGCCGGACTGTCCAAGCGCCAGTTGGCCAAGCAAGTCGAAGTGCTCGGTCCGTATCTGCGCGACCGCGCCAAGAAGGCGCAGGAAGCGGCCGCCGCGGCCGACCGCGAGTTCGAGGCCCTGGGCCAAACGCTCTTCGGCGCCGACCGCGACAAGGTGTTCGAGCTGGTGCGAACGCAGTTGGACGAGCATGCGCCCCCGGCGCTCAAGCCGCACATCGGCCGCCTCGACAACAACAACCTGGCGCTCGTGGCCGGCGTCGTTCACTCCATCCTCAAGAAGTATGTGCCGGAAGAGAAGCTCAACGGCAAGGGCGGCGGAGGCGGCGGCGGCGTCAACGAGGCGTCGATCCGCGAGGAAGCGCGCAAGCTGATGCTGCTCCCCGAGTATAAGGACCCGTTCAGCCCGAAACACGAAGAGATCAAAGCCAAGGTGGCCGCGCTGTACGCGCAACTCCCCAAGACCAAGTAGCCGCTCCGACGTATCGAAGGCCCCCGCAGTTATGAGATGCGGGGGCCTTCAATTTTTCTCTTGACAGAATCGGCATGCACCCGCTACAATTCCGGCACAAGCGGGCGCCCAATGGCCGAGCGCCAGTGGTCCGCTGACAGGCCGGAAAGCACGGTCCGCGTCCACCGCGAAAACTGGAGAGGGCCTCCGGGGCGTCGATCCGGGCGCGGTTCCTCGCTAAACCGTAACAGAGCGAGGTAGTAACCGTGGCTAACGAGATCGACAATCACCTTATCACGCAGTTCTCCGATCAGGTCCACAACGCGGCCCAGCAGATCAAGGCCCGCCTGCGGCCCTACGTGGAGATCAAGCCGCTCAAGGGCGAAGAGTTCGCCTACGACGGCATGGGCTCCGTCGAAGCCGAAGAGCTGGTCGGCCGTCATCAACAGGTCGACTTCGCCGACATCGACCACAACCGCCGCAAGATCGCGCGCCGCCGCTTCGTCCTGACGCTGCCCATCGACAGCGCCGACGTCCGCGGCATGCTCACGTCGCCCGAAGGGCACTACGCCATGGCCTGCGTTCGCGCCATGGAGCGCGTGTTCGACCGCGTCACGGTCGAGTGCCTGTTCGCCGCGGTGCTCACGGGTCGCTCCATGGGCACGTCCGTCTCGTTCGCCACCGACGGCGGCGCGACGGTCACGGCCACGGCCGGCCTGACCTACGCCAAGCTCGTCGAGATCAACAAGGGCTTCCTCGACGACGACGTGGGCAACGACATGCCCGAGCAGCTCGTCATGGGCGTTTCCGGCGACGAGATGAGCGCGCTGATGCAGGAGCAGGAGTTGGTCTCCGGCGACTATTCCCGGCAGTACGCCGCGGAGAAGGGCCGTCTCATCGAGGCCAACGGCATCAAGCTCGTCCCGTTCGCGGCCAACGCCCCGCGGCCGATCCTGTCGGTCTCGGCCGGCGTCCGCTCGTGCTTCGTCATGTCCACGCGCGGCGTCTGCGTGGGCATCTCGAAGGAGATGGGGTTGTCCGTCAAGGACCGCCCGGACCTGATCGAGACCTCCCAGGTCCAGATCATCTTCGACCTCGGCGCGGTGCGCACCGAGGGCAAGCTGGTCAAGAAGGTCACGACCACGGACTAACGTCCTGCTCCAGAAGGGGGGCTCGGCTGAAAGGCCGGGCCCCCTCGTCGGGCGCAGGAAGGTGAAGGGTGCGGTCTCGCGCGATGAGCCGAGGAGAAGCACCCCTAGCTGCGGAGCCCGCGGCGCGATGAGCCCGCGGAGGGGAGACTCACCATGGCTGTCGTGAATGATTGGGTGGACTCGGCGGTTGCCGCCGGAAAGCGCGGCGCGGCCGGCAAGGTGACGGGCGGCAAGATCGTCACGATCTGCGGCACGTTCGAGGTCGCCGCGGCCGATGACGA